CCCCAAAAACAGGTGTTGGTTCATTCGGATCAGGGCAGTCAGTACACAAGCCATGAGTGGCAGTCGTTCCTGAAATCACACGGCCTGGAGGGCAGCATGAGCCGTCGCGGTAACTGCCATGATAATGCGGTTGCAGAAAGCTTTTTCCAGTTGTTGAAACGCGAACGGATAAAGAAAAAGATCTACGGAACGCGGGAAGAAGCCCGCAGCGATATTTTTGATTACATCGAAATGTTTTATAACAGTAAGCGTCGGCATGGTTCTAGCGATCAGATGCCACCGACAGAATATGAAAACCAGTATTATCAACGGCTCGGAAGTGTCTAGATTATCCGTGGCGATTCATCTGGAGCAGAAGCTGATTGCGTTATGACAAAGCATCTTGCCTATTTTTGAGTTGTCCTGATAAAGCCTACTTATTTGAAGTACTAAAGTAGCCAGTGAAGTTAAATGGCCTAAGACATCCGCCGCGATCCAAGTCACATCGATATGATTCTGTAAATCCATAGGTACCTCCAATTAGCATGGCAGCCTCCGGATTAGGGACTGTTCTATTGTGAGGGTTATTCCTCTTTTAGTGATGATTTAAGGATTTCACACATGGCATCACTAGGCTAGGAGGCCATTGAGCCGACTTACCGTGCTGGCTTGTTGTCCGCAAGGGGGATTGGCTCACAACAAGACGTCGAAGGCCAACTGTCGGCAGGAAGCTAAATGAGCGCCTACCAGATTTACAACATCCTCTCCGGTATGTGTATTGGCGCCCTGAGTATGACGTGGATCGGCTTCTGGATTCACCAGCGTCAAGAGCGTCGGCACCGCGGAGAGTTGAGCCGCATGTAGCAGCAGATCATCTGCGAAACCGCCTCAGAAAATGAAATGCATTGAGCAGGGCAATTAAGTGCGCTAAATTATCCAAAGATGAAGAGCTATGCCCATTTGGGTCTGGCTCTTTTTTTATGCCTGAAAATCAGCCCTGACATGAATCTCCTGCCGGGGCTTTTTTGTGTCCGAAATAAACCTCCGCGCCTCGCACGCGCACCATCAACCCAGAGCCTACAAGAAAGCGAGCCTGAGAGAAAACCGTATAGGTGCGGACCTCTCTGGGGCGAGTTTCTCTGTGCGACAGGCTCACTTTCTGTAGGACTACCGCATGAACATTGTCCCATTGAACTACAAAGGCGAAGCTGTTCGCTTCAATACTGAAGGGTGGATTAATGCCACAGATATCGCTGCGCGCTTCGGGAAACGCTTAGATCACTGGCTATCAAACGCGGAAACTCTGGAGTACGTGAGAGCGCTAGATGAAGTTTATTCTGGCGCGCCATCTCAGATTTTACATACCCGTGATTCCGGGTATGTAAAAACAAGCCGCGCTCGCAAGGACAGAGGTGGGGGCACATGGCTTCACCCTAAGCTTTCGGTAGCCTTCGCGCGCTGGTGTGATCCGAAGTTTTCCGTGTGGTGCGACCTGCACATAGACAGCCTTCTTCATGGTGAGCTTACAGAGCAGCAGAAATTCGAACAGGCTTGTCGGATTCGCGATGACCGGAAATCCAAAGCCAGTAATGGAGCCAGGGAGATGGCTCGCTGGAGGTGGGATAAGCCAGTTATTGAGGCTAATGTCGAATTCTGGCGAGAGCAGCTTCAACTGACACTGGATATTGCCAGCTAACCAGCGTGCATATCTGCACGGCGAGAGCCTCTTTCACAACGGTTTTCATTGAAATGTTCTAGGATATTTTTAGGTCCGGTTGAAAATCCAGAAACTAATCCATATGTAAATCGTGCCTGAACGATAGTCAGGCTTACATACGGAGATACCGCAATGAAAATTGCAAGGATACATGAGTTAAATCTGGTTAATTATTTGAAGTCGCCTCCTTTCTATGCGATGGAAACGAGAATTGACCATGGCATCAAGTTCACGCTTGCGTCTGGTGTGATTTTCAACTTTCATTACAAAGAAAGGCCGAATGGTTTCTTTAGCTTCACACCGCAAAACCAAACTGCTAACCAAGAGCAAGCAGATATGGTCCTGCACTTCGCTTCTGCACTAGCAGAGCAGGAATAACAAAGCCGCCTCTGGGCGGTTTTTTTATTGGAGTGAATATGGCGACCAACAAAAGAACTGGTCGCCAGTGTTGCTAGCCGCGAGCCTCTCGCCCAGGCTCATCCTCTGCAACGCGATAGCGCCAATAACGCTGTGGCTTGACCCAAACAACATCTTCGGCGGTGTGTTTTAGGAAGAGGTTAAGGACTGGTCTTCCTATGGCTAAGTTACCATCTGCGTTCTCAACCAAAAGTTCTTCTGAGTTATTTTTTACAAGATAATCAACTACATCATCCTGATATAAGCAACCGTCAGCAACCAATTGAGCGAGCATCCAAGAGAGGACCTGGTCTTTATTATTCGTCATCTCCAACGTCCTCTAACGATCCGGCTGGGAAATACCCCTCTTCTAGCTTTTTGCCTGCAAACCATTGGCAGCGCATATTTCCCCTATAGATGGGTGGGTGCCGGACATCTAATTCATGTACGGTCATTACGGGACCACCGGATTTCAATCTAACCTTATCGCCGACGTTATAATTGCTCATTTCTACTCCTTAAAGGATAAACATGGCACTCACCGACAAACAAGAAATGTTCTGTCGCGAGTACCTCATCGATTTGAACGCCACGCAAGCGGCAATTCGGGCGGGGTATAGCGAAAAGACCTCGAACGAACAGGGCGCAAGACTGTTAGCAAATGTTAGCGTCCAGATAAGAATCTCTGAACTAAAAGCACTGCGCAATGATCGAATCGATGTTGATGCTGATTATGTGCTGAAGCGCTTGTTTGAGATTGACCAGATGGACGTGCTCGACATCATGACCGATGACATGAACATTAAGCCTGTGTCGCAATGGTCAGCCTCATGGCGACGCTACCTGAGCGGATTCGATCTGGCCGAGATGTTCGACGGCCGGGGCGAAGAGCGCGAGATGGTCGGCATCCTGAAAAAGATTAAGTGGCCGGACAAAGTCAGGAATCTGGAACTGCTCGGTAAACACATTTCCGTGCAGGCATTCCGCGAACAGGCGGCGACATCACTGACAGGCAAAGACGGCGGCCCGCTTGAGGTTGCGCTGCTTTCACGCGAGGAATACCGGCAGGCGCGCCGGGAAATGCTGGAGGATGACGACTGCTGACTTTAAGACCGCTGCACGCCGTATTGAGTGTGAAGAGGACGGACTCTATTTCACCCGGTACTTCTTTAAGCAGCGCACCGGCAGCAGAATGATTGTCGCGCCTCATCATCAGGTGATACAGCGGACGCTGGACCGGGTGATTGATGGCGACATCCGGCGACTCATCATCAATGTGCCCCCGGGCTACACCAAGACGGAACTGGCCACCATTAACATGATGGGCAGGGGGCTGGCGCTGAACCGCCGGGCACGCTTCATGCATCTGTCCTATTCCCACAACCTGGCATTACTGAACTCATCAACTACGCGGAGCATCGTGAAGTCTGCTGCCTTTCAGTCTATGTGGCCGATGGCTCTGCGCGACGATGCCGACAGTAAAGCCATGTGGTGGACAGAATACGGCGGCGGGGTGTATGCCTCGTCCGCTGCCGGACAGGTCACCGGCTTTCGTGCCGGTCATATGGAGCCAGGCTGGCAGGGCTGTCTGATTCTTGATGACCCGGTCAAACCTGACGACGCTTACAGCGAAACCATGCGCGTCGGGGTCAACACCCGCTTCAACGAAACCATCCGTTCCCGTCTGGCCATTGAGACCACGCCCATCGTGGTCATCATGCAGCGCATTCACTACCACGATCTGAGTGGCTATCTGCTGCGCGGTGGCAGTGGCGAACAGTGGCATCATCTGAACCTGCCGGTGCTGATTGATAACAGCGAACAGTATTCGCTGGTGTACCCGGAAAACTTACACGCAATACCCATCGAACATGGTCTGCCTGACGGCTGGCTCTGGCCCTACAAGCACAATGAATCGCATCGCACCTCACTGTTTTCACACCGGCGCACAGCCGAAGCACAGTATATGCAGCGGCCCCGCCGGTTTAATGCCGACGGTGCACTCTGGACCGAAGCGATGGTGTCCGGTGCACGCGCGCTGGATATCACTCTGCAGCCGTCGCGGACGGTCGTCGCCATTGACCCGCAGGCCACCAACAGCGAAGAGAGTGATGAGACCGGTATTGTCGTGGCGAGCAGTTACGGGCGCGGTAATGACCGGTTATTCTCGGCTAACGCGGATTACTCCGGGAAATACTCGCCGAACGGCTGGGCGAAGCGCGCCATCAGGGCGTATGAGGAGCACCATGCTGAAGCCATCGTCATTGAAACCAACCAGGGCGGCGACATGGCTGAAGATACGTTGCGCAATGCAGGCTTCCGCGGGCGCATCGTCCGTGTCCATGCCAGTAAGGGTAAGTTTGCCCGGGCTGAGCCCATTTCTGCGCTGTATGAGCAGGGGCGGGTGGCGCACCGCGGCAACCTCTACCAGCTCGAAAATCAGCTGCTGGAATACGTGCCCGCTACCGCGAAGAAATCACCGGACCGCCTGGATGCGCTGGTCTGGGCCATCACAGAACTGTTCCAGCCAAAGGGTACAACAGTCCGTCCATTCTCTGCCTGACAGAACATCATTATGAGCAATGACGTCCGGAAGCGATCGCCCAAAATCGAGTCGATGGCCGAATGCTGGCCGATGATCAGCACGCTGCTGGGCGGCACGGCCGCCATGCGTGCTGCGGGCAAAACCTACCTGCCCAGATGGCCTAACGAAGAAGAGGCGTTCTACCAGAACCGGCTGGCGGTGGCGACGCTGTTCCCGGCCTTTTCGCGTACGGTCGAGGTGCTGAGTGGCAAACCTTTTTCCCGCCCGGTCACCTGGAATGAAGACGCGGTGCCTGCGCGCATACGTGAGATGTTCGGGGATGTGGACCTGCAGGGCACTAACCTGCACTCCTTTCTGGCTGACACCTTTGAAGAAGCGATGGCCTACGGACTCTGCGGCATCCTTGTCGAGCATCCACCTGCGGATAAACCGCTCTCCCTGGCTGAAGAGCGCCAGCGCGGATTGAGGCCTTATTTCGCCAGGGTGAATGCCACCAGCCTCCTCGATTACGACTCAGAGCGGGTCGACGGACAGGAGACGTTTACGCTGCTGCGCTTCGTCGAGACGGTCAGTGAGCGCGACCCGCAGAATGAATTTGTCGTGAAAAATATTGAGCAGGTCAGGGTGCTGAATCCCGGCCGCTGGCGGATTTATCGCGAAAAGCTGAATGAAACGAGCGGGGTGCTGGAGTGGCAGCTGCATGACGAAGGCACTACCAGCCTGAAGAAAATCACCTTTGTCCCGGTCTACGGTGACAAGCGCGGGTTTATGAACGGCCGGCCACCGCTGGCTGAACTGGCCTGGCTCAATGTTGAACACTGGCAGTCCCGCAGTGACCAGCAGACCATCCTGCATGTCGCCCGCGTACCGGTGCTGTTCGGCAAAAAACTTGGCGACGGCCCCATTTCGGTGGGTGCGGCATCGGCCATCCTGTCAGAAGAGGATGAAGCAGACCTGCGTTATGTGGAGCACAGCGGCAGGGCCATCGAGGCCGGGCGCACAGACATCATCGACCTTGAAGAGAAAATGCGTCAGATAGGTGCCGAGCTGCTGGTGGTAAAACCCGGCCACCGCACCGTGGTGCAGACGCTGACCGATAATGAAGCGAGCACCAGCGCCCTGCAGCGCATGGTGTGTGACCTCACCGATGCGGCCCGGCTGGCGCTGCAGTATCTGGCGGAGTGGATTGGTGAGTCCGAAGGCGGACACGTCACTATCTTCAGCGATTTTGGTGCCACTACCTTGGCTGAAGCCTCGGCTGACTTCCTGGTGGACATGTATAAAACGCGGGCACTGTCCGACGAGACGCTGTTTAACGAGATACAGCGCCGTGGCCTGATTAACAGCGAACTCCGCTGGGCTGAAGAGCAGGCGCGTATCCGCGCAATGCCGTGCCCGGTATCAGATAAACCGGCCACAACAACGCCGGCTTAATCTTCTCCGGGCCCGTGCAGATGCATGGGCCTTCTTTTATTGCCGCTCGCTGCGGATGCAGCGCGGTGCCACGGGCCGGATGGCTCATTACTGGTTGGATGACCCTGATGAAACTGAAACTCGATGAGAACGGCCATGTGGTCGTCAACGATGGCAAACCTGTGTACGTACAGGATGACGGCAAAGAGCTGGCGTTTGATGTCCCCGGCACCCTGCAGACCATCTCGCGCCTTAATGGTGAGGCCAAGTCTCACCGTGAACGTGCTGAGAGTGCGGAAACGCAGCTTAAGACCTTTGAAGGGATTGATGATCCGTCAGCGGCGCTGGCAGCACTGGACACCGTGAAGAACCTGGAAGACAAAACGCTGGTGGATGCCGGTGAAGTCGAGAAGGTCCGCACTGAAGCCGTCCGTGCACTGGAAGAGAAGTATGCGCCCATCGTAAAAGAGCGCGACGACCTGAGCCTGAAGCTTACGGCGGAGAAAATTGGCGGCAGTTTCGCCCGTTCAAAATTCATTGCCGAGAAAATGAG